GCTGTAACCTTCAACGCCCATCATGGCCTGTAAGTCAGACCGATGCAATTTATGGCGTTCAATCATGTAGCCATCGTCAATATTCGTGGCATCCGCTGCGGGATAGATGTTAAACGGGTCGACTCGCTCCCACTCGAGAACCAGTGCGTCCTGCACATCCATGTTGTAGTGCCCATTCTGCCCCGGAACCCATTTCATTTTGGGTCGTTTACGGACAACTGGGCCTTTCATGATGGCCGAAGGGAATGTAGTGATGTCGTCGAGGAAGTCAGCAAAGGCGTGTGTCCACTTACCTTCTTTCAGCTGGTCATCCATCTTCAATTCCATACGCTCAGCCGTGCGCTTGGCCATATCCTTCAGATGCGACATGGCAATGTCTTTCATCTCAAGTAAGCGCTCACGTACCTGCTGATCCGTTGGTGGCGTACCTGCCGCCCACAGCTGCTGCACTTCCTGCTGTGCCTGCTGCATGATTGACTCAACTTGATCGGGGGGTACTTCTGGCATCGGGCTTGGCTCAATAGTCCAAGGCTTATCTTCGGTAGCTGTTACAAGTGTGTCTTTTAACCAACTGGACGCTGCACGGCACTTGTTGCTGGTGAGCATCATATAAATCGTTGCACTGCCCTGTTCTCTCAGCTGCGCTAGCTTGTCGGGGTCATATTCGCCCCTGCGCGCGCGAACAGATTTCAACATTTTTATCTCTGAAGTCTGCTGCTTGGCCATCATTGCAGACATCCACTGTTTACGGATATACCCTGCAAGGGCTTGAACTACGGGCTGGGAATTGGCTTCCTGCGCTTTAGCTCTTGCCTCTTCCTGCATCGCCTTGAGGGATTTAATAGTGACAAGGCCGCCGCCCGCCGAGATTGTCCCCGGCGCATTGCTATTCGTAATGTTTAATCCAAGTTGCATATGCGTCACACTTTAAACATGTTTGGGGGTGTAACAGATCGCAATGACTGTGTCAAGACCAGACGTAGTCTATCTTCTTGACTTCCACTGCTTTCCTCTGCCACGTGTCTCCGGTCACATTACCGTCTGCATGCAGGCACGCATATTGATGCGCATCAGCAATGTGGGAGTGGGAATTCTTCTCCGGCTTATCGTCCTTCTCGCCGTTTTGTCGGATTTTATACCTATATCCGCCGCGAAGGGAAGTAATTAAATTTGTACAGCACGGATCAATTAGATGGGCAGGTTTCCCATCCACAACTCTAGTGAGCATCTTGTCAACTGCATTGATACGTGCCACGACACTGTTTGACTTGGCCGAGATGACTCTAAACCCCTCGGCACGCAGGATATCAAACACTGACCGCTCGTCTGTCTGCGCGCGCTGCTGCCCCGCTGGGTCTCCGATGATCAACACATTCATACCCGGAAATCTGTTGGCCAGTAGAGGTTTCAACTTCTCTCGGCAGAACCGCAATGTGCCCATGCCGTCAGACACAAGGTCAGCAAAAGTCAACAACCGCCCCTGCATGTCGATCTGGTTTATAGTGCATGCCGGTGTAAGCCCGAAGTCCATCCCGATGATGAGCGGGTGTGTGGACAGCTTGATGTAGTTCAGTGTCTGCTTGGACACGTGGGTGTCTCGATCAAACGCTCTAAACACTGGCTGGCCAGACAGCGACTTACCAAAGTCCCCGTGCACATACACATCGACCCAGTCCTCAGACTTACCCTCACACAAGTTCTCATAGTACCCATCGGGTAGGAACTGCACCCAGTCCGCTTCTTGGCTCAGACCACTGGGCTGTATGGTGACGTGCGTGTTCTTTGGAGGTTCGGTAAGTATCTTCTCCCAAAACGTATCCATGTCCGGCGGGTTAGTTGCCCCCCAAACTTTGTGTATCTGTCTGCCGTGGTCATCACACGCACCAACCCCGTTCATCGTCCTGTCTGGGTAGCGCCCCAGTCGACCAGTCAGCGCGTTGTAAATGTCTGGGTTAATCTCGCGGAACTCATCCATAACGCCAAATGTCAACTGCAACGAGAGTAGACGACGTACGTCATTGGCATCATCCAGTCCACGAAACAGTACTTCACACTCGACGTCATCAAACTTCAACTGAAACTTACTGTTCGTCTTCTCCAGTATCCCCGCTTCCCCATCTGGGTACCACTTGATGAAGTCCGGTATGGTCGTGTCCCACAGCATCTGGCGGGTGTTACGAATGACGGCCACCCTGCTACGACGTATGCCGTCCGGTGACGGTGCAATACGCTGAGCCTCATAACCAATCTTGATGAGCGCCGCCGTGGTCTTTGTCGAACCCACTGGCCCCACAATGAAATTGGCAAACTTGTCTGCGGTAAGGAATGGAACTACCGACGCTGGCGGTGTGTAGACTAGGTTAGCCATCTATTGTCATCGGTTGTGTGGTCTGCGGAAGGTTAATCGTAATGCTGAACTTCGGTGCCGTGTTCACATTGCTTGTGTCATTCTTTGGCGCTTTAAGCCCAGCGACGTCTGTCAGTGCTTGAAACACCGAGAGCTTCTGGAGAATGGTGCTGTCGTTACTTACTGCCTGCTTGAACATCATGGCCATCATCTCCTCAGCCATAAGACCGGCCTTGAGTCTGAAAGTCATCCCGTTTCGTTCAAACTCCGCACGCTGAGTCTGTACTGCACTGATGAACGGTGGCCACTGCGCCAGTCGTTCCCACTTGTCACCTTCAAACCCAAACCGCTGGGCTATGGCCGCAGGGTCTTCCAAGCCAGCCGCACACTCCCATATCAACTGGGGCGGAATATCCAACGTGACATGCGCTTCTGACGCAGTCGGTGACAACGCAAATTCTGTGTGGTCGTCTATCAAGTCTTCATTCATGCTGTGTGGTATCCATGCTGCGCCAAAATAGCAACCACTCTTCTACCTTGCCGCTCAGCAAGGGCTATAGCTTTGAGGTCATGCCCAGATACGCCGCCCAATGCTTCCCACTCACGGCTAACTCTAGCGGAGTCTTTTTCAAGTTTTGCGTCTAAGGTTTCCATAGCTGCCACTCGTTTTTCAAACTCATTCATGCTCAGCGACAGTCTGTTTTATAAAGTCCGACAAGGCCCGGCGGATTAATTCCGACACAGTCAGCCCCGTCGCTTCCGACATATCGCGCAGTTCATCCATGATCTGCTCTGGCAGATGGAAGTTATACCGCTTCAATATTTACCCTTAGTAACAGGCTTACCAGCTTTTTTCATTGCGGCTTCTTCTTTCTTCTCGCCTTTTTTATACATGGCGGCTGGCATTTTTTTCTCAGTCTTTTCTTCTTTGGTGGATTCATTGCCTTTAAATGCGGCAAAAGGGTTGGGTTTTTTGGTGGCCATGAAAGTACTCCGTTGGGTTGCTGACGTGTGTATGGTAGCTATATGGGCGCTGTTGTCAAGTGGGTGAGGTGTGGCAAACGTGTGTATATTGGGGATTTTTGGCCTTGTTAAGTGAGCAACAGGTAAACAGACGCACCCCCTCGCCGTGTCCGTGTCCCTCCCCCCTACCCCCCTAAGGGTTTACCCTATGGTTGTCGGGTCAAAACCATTAGTGTAGGGCATCGTATCCCTCGGCTTTCGTGATCTTTAACAATCGACATTGTCCATCTTATGCTGTGCTTCGCAGTTCAAGGCGTAATGCTTTCGGATTCAAGCATGGGTAAACATAAGTTGTACTTTGTGAAAGCAGTTCATTAAAAATTTAATAGCGTTTTGCGTGTTTGGGTGAAGTAACACGCCGGTGATGTCCGACTCTATTGCCTAACCCGTAAGGCATGGCATAAACACGCATGGCAAGCGTGGGAGTCGGTTTCAAGATGTACATTGCATGGTGTAGTGTGCATCTTCCAAACCTAACTTACTTAAGGATTTCATCATGAATCTCGTAAACATCATCGACAATGGCACTTCTATCGTTTTGTCTTCTAAGACCGGCAAAACTGGTTCGTTTGCACGGGCTGTGGCTTTCGCTGATCGCCAAACCCGCATGGACATGGGTCACGCCATGTACGCCAAATGGCTTGCAAATGGTCAGTATCGCCCCTTGGTGAATGACATTCTCGATACGCTTGTGCCAAAGTCAGCCGCGCCTTTTATCGGTGGTTTAGTTCCACAGTATGGTTCCGTGTCAAAAGAGCAACTGATCGGCTTGTGCTTGGCTGTCAATAATGCAGTCGTGACCAAGGGCAAAGAACTCAAGGGTCAAAAGGGTTTCGTGTACGGCATCGTTCAGCGTATCGCTGAGCAGGGTGCGCCAGAAATTGTCGAAGCCTAAGCAGTCTCACTTCTGAAGCCCACAACATTGTGGGTTTTGGTAGGTAGATTCAAATGCTAAAGCGTTGGGTGTTGGGGTGAGAATCCCCATTGGATGCCCAAGTGTGTAGGCGGAGACCTTGTCACACCATATTGAATGACCACAACAATTCCTGAGCATGAATCAAACTGCTCACCCTCATTCACTTAATCACGGAGTAACTCATGCGTATTCATTCTGTCCCACGCGGTTCGATGTATCCCATGCCATCGCTTGCAACAGGCGATAAAGATAAAGTATTACCCGGCGGTCTGCCACCAGTACCTAACCGGAATATATATTCCAAGCTGACTGGTCACCACAAAACCACGCACAAACACACACAACAATGGCGTGACAATCGTAGTCACGGAAACGTGGCGACATACGTGGGTGCATGGGCGCAAGCCAAGCTGTCTTGAATATTCTCAGGGTTTGCCACAAGAATATTCACCGGAATATTCAGTACTACAAAAAATATAGTTGGCTTATCAACGACTTACGTTAAAACTAATACTTTGAATATTCCAATATTCCAATATTCCATATAAATATAGGCTGCTACACGTAGCCATGTTTCCGAACAGTCACGCGCTGATGCGACCACATAATCCGCATCATTCACAAACCCGCCTGACCCTTTCCAAAACACGGAATATTGGAATATTCACGTTAGTGCCCACTAACTACGCTCGTAAGTCGTTGATAAGCTAACTGTTTTTTTGTTAGTACTCACTCACGTAAATATTCTCTTATCAATCCTATCGCGGAATATTCACCCGCAAAAGTGCGCCAGCACCTATCACGCCCCGAAATCCCCAGCCAAGCAGTCAGGCATCGTTGACTGCATTTCACCCACCAACTTACCTTTAACTCACTTACTTGGACAACCTATGAAAACCCAACTGATGTACTTGACCATCCCAACCGACTTGGACCACCTCATTGTCGACCCCAACTTCGCCAGTAATGACCACGAGTTCGTGTTTGAGTGCGACATGAACGACAACCCTATGGATGCCGATGACCCTGAGTTCTATCTGCGCCAGTACTACAAATCTGTGGGGGTATGATGAATCCTATTTACTACATTGGCGGGACAATCATGTCCTGCGGCTTTATCTTCGTTGGATGGGGTAGCGAAGGCTATCTGTCCAACCTTTGTCTTATTCTCGGTGGCTTGTATTTCGGTCACCTTGTCACTGATGCACTCAACAGTCCAACCAAGGAATCCTTATGAAAGTTGTAATCAATGATTGTCATGGTGGTTTCGGTTTGACCGATGCCGCATTGGAAGAATACAAAAACCGTAAAAACATCACAAGCCCTAATTTCTACTGTTTCGACATTCCTCGGGAGTGCCCAGTGTTGGTTGCAATGGTTGAAGAACAAGGAACCGCAATCAATGCCGACTATTCTGATTTGAAAGTTGTGGAAATACCCGATGATGTAAATTGGTATATCAAAGACTACGACGGCCTTGAACACGTGGCCGAACGTCACAGGACTTGGGGTTAAAAATGACAATCAAATCCATCACAGTCGAAGTCCGTAATGTATACGGCAACACGCTGGTCTATCCGATCTGCGACACAGCCAAACTCTTTGCACGCATCGCCAACAAGACCACACTGAACGCATCTATCCTCAACGATGTAGTACAGCTTGGATTCCAAGTCAACACAACCAGCAGCGTGCTGCCCTTCAAACTCGATACACCCAAGGAGTAACCATGTTTCGTGTATTTATCCCCAACCTCAATCGCTGGATTGAAAACGTCCCTGCCACCGAAGCCCTTGTCTACAAGGAAGAAGGCTATCAAGTAGAACGCATGGAGGCAACATGAGGACATACAAAGTTCGAGAATTTCACGCAGGACTCCATTGGTATCACGTGGTGGAGTTGTTTGTCGATGGTGAATGTATTGGCGAAATGAATCTCACCAATGTATCTGAACGCGATGCTTTCATCAAAGAATGGATTGCCTCATGAGCGAAGACTACCACCTACCTATATGCACTCACTGTTATGCAGTGCGTGTCGAGCCACAACGTAAACACCTATCACGCCCGACCTGTGCGTCATGTGGTGACAAGATCGCCAAAGAACGTAAGTTCACTGTGGTGTGTAACAACAAGCAGGGGTATGAACTTATCACGAACCCTGACTACCTTAAACAACTCAACCCCAAGAGGACAACATGATTAGCGACGAAGAATGGGAAAGGCGCAAGCCTGAGTTTGCCCAGTGGTATGCCAAGCACATGATCGAGGTATTCGGCCCTTGCATGGCTAGAGGTATTGCCAACCGAGAAGTGCTTGTCGACAAAATAATAAAGCTTGACCCGAACAGCTTTTGGGAACTGGTACTCGAAATCATAAACAAGGAGACAACATGATGGGCAAAAGATTCAAAGAACTTGCTGAGCAAGCGGGACTGTACGACTTTGTATTTGAAGCAATGGGTGTCGACGAGGAGTTAACAAACTTTGCCGAGTCAATTGTGCGGGAATGTGCCACGGTTGCTGGTAGAGATGTTGCGCATTTTGTATTAAAACACTTTGAACTGGAGAATTGATATGACAATCAAAACGATATACACAGAAGTCGAGGTAGACGTGGACTTGAGCGACTTCGACACTGCTGACTTGGTCGAGGAACTGAATGATCGTGGCTCACATGGCTTGAGCTTTGACGACACTGAGACGCTGACCAAAGCGTGGCAACACGACCGAGAGGGGCGCAGAGATGAGGCATACGCCATCCTGCGTGAGTACATGTTATGGAAACTGGGGAGAGTTATATGAGTGCATTTCCAAGCCCAGAACACAAAATCATTCTGCTGACCCAACTGAGAACCCTTGGAGTCAAGACGGTCGAGGTCACCTTCTCTGGTGGGGGCGACTCAGGCAGTATCGACGACGTTAACGTCTACGATAACGACAATGATGAC